TCCCGGGTCATTACATCGAGCGGGGATCCGCCGAATATGAAGGAGAGGATATCCGCTTTTGGTGTTATCGTGCCCGTGATCTGCATGATGGCTATGTCGCCATTCATAAAGAACGTCTGCGGCATCTTCTCCATGTCGACATCGAACAACGCCGCCTTGAAATTCCCCCCGTCCCTATATAGGTCAGGCGTCTCGCCTGACTTCAAATACATAATATAAGCGTGCCGGGTAAGCGCGATCCTGTCCGGTAATATCGCCCACAAAGACGGCAAAGCTAGTAATTTATCCATTCTTATTTTCTCCGATAATAATTTAAGAATTTAAGGATTAAGGGATTTAAGAATTAATTCCTGAATACCTCAATTTGCTTCTTTTTTCTCTTCCTTTTTCTTCTTTGCCTCCTCTTTATCAAGAACGATCTGTGCCTTCTTTGCCACTTCCGGGGACACCCACTTACGAGTCACAGGATGTTTCACTGGCTTTATACCCGAAAGCTTCTTGACCACAGGGCCATCGGCGCCCTGCTTTGCTATCAGTTCGGGAATCATGTCCATTCCTGCTTCCAGCTCATCTATTCGCTCTTCCTGATTATCTATTTGCTTACCCTGAACATCTATCAGTTCTCCCTGCTCCGCTAACAGTCTGCCATCTTGCACCATCAATTCGCTCTGCTCTTTTATTAGTTCGGACATTTCCATTATACTTATGCCCTGCTCATCTAGCTGTGAACCCTGCTCTTTATTGCCAGGTATTTCCGTACTTTTTACGTTCTTACTGTCTTCTAATCCCGCCATTTATCAATTCCTCCCAAAAAAAAGTTCTAAAATTCCCCCTTTGAAGGGGGCAGGGGGATGTTATGCCCCCTCAATCTTTATCCTCTTTATCCTCTTTATCCTCTTCTTCTTCTGATTTCTGACCTCCGACCTCCGACCTCTGTGCCGTTCCAATTCCCAGTTCTTTCTTAAACTTCGCCTCTTTCCGGATCTGCTGCATGTTCTGGTCGAAATCGCCCCCGAGTGCTGCTGTCTCCTGATCTATCGTGGTAAGGAAGCTCTCCATTCTCATCTTTGCAGCCTTACCCCCCTTGACAGGATCTAGCGGATCCCGTGGCGGACCTTGCCAGATATTGCTCAGATATGCCATCCTGATCAGCGGATCTTCCAGAAATCCCGGCGCGACAATACGCTCCCTCAGCACCGCCTCCTCCATCCATGCCGCGTAGACAGGATCGCAGAAGTGCGCCACCAGCCATGATTGGCGTGTACTGAACATCTTCCACGCAAGCATATAAGCGCCCTGCGATGCTGAAAAACTACTGCTGAAATGCTGAACCAACAGCTCAAAAGGTAAACCCAGAGCCGTCCCGAGCTGCTCGGATATCGCCTTCACGAACGGATCAAACGAACTATTCGGCCTGCCCGGATTGGCAGTGGTGATCTTCTCTCCTTTTTTTAGCCTCAATACTGTACCCGACGCAAGTCGATAATCTTTATCCGAAGTGGCCCCTCCGGATTCTACAGTCGGTTCAAATGGCGCCAGCCCTATATTCCCCGCCTCTGTCTCTATAAATACGGTAAAGTAAGAGGCTATGACAGCCGCCTGCAGCTCCGCATCGGAATATTTGCCGAGATTGTGCAGCATTTCAAGCACCGGTGCGAGGTATGGGATGCCCCGTGTCTGCCCCGGACGCAATTTCTCAAATACATGTAGGATATTTCTGCGACCTGATGGGGAGAACGCATTTATCGCGTCCCATTCCTGCTTGCCTTGTAGATTTGCGTCTGCTCCGGGATGTCTGGTACTGATATGGTATTTTATCGGCTTGCCGTCTGAGTTTTTCTCTACCCCGGCGGTTATTTCGTTGGTATCGGGCGCGTCATTCGGATTGGTTATCCTGTCAGCCTCAATAGTCTGCAGTCTCAGGCCATAATTGGATGTAGCGAGTTTCTTAAACAGGAAGGGCACAAATGTATCACCACTCTCAAGGACAGACCTGAGCACAAGATTCTGGAAGCCGTAGAAGTTCATCCCGCGGGCTATATCGAAATCAAGGCTCTCCACATGCGATTTAAACTCAGCCTCGGTCTTCCGCTGCCACTCCTCTGCCTCCGGGTCTGACATACCAAGGATGTCGTTATCGATCCTCGACTGCACCTTGAGCCCCGGGCCTACTATGTGTGTGAGATTAGTGTTGATTGCACCGGTTGCGATGGGATTGTTTCGCAGACTGTCGCGGCTCCGCTCCCTGAGTTTGGGCAGATCTGCCAATGAGTCAGAGTTGGCATCTCCCGAACCCGGATTAAACTCCTTGATATTCCTGCGCCTGGTCGATGCGCCGTGATATGCACCCTTGAGAGCAGTGATCTCCCCGCTCGACTCCAGCTGCTTGCGAGCCCAGACCGGCACATTCAAGTTCGCCTCCTGCTCGGTTATTCTATTTACAGGTACTTCCTTCATATTTTATCCTTTTCTCACCGCAAAGACGCAGAGAACGCTAAGATTACGCCACCTGCCTTTTAAACTGCAATCCAAACCATCCTAGCAATACAAGAGATGCTAGTGCCTGTTTAAACCAAAGCCTGGAATTCTTGTGTATCCTTTCGTCATTCTCCTCGGGAGTACTGTCACGTCTAAATATCCAACTATGAGGTGGTTTTACATGCGTACTATAGATTTCAAATATCTTAGACTCATGAGGCTCTACTCCCATCTCCACTGTTTCTTTAAGATACTTATATAATGCTTCCTGTGCCTTAGTAGGTTTCTGCCAATATGGATTGATACTCTTGGTCCTTAGCACATCGGTTTCCTGAACTCCACTACCAGTGTTTAGCTCAATCCCCTTATCCTTCCATTCCTCAAAATGGATCAATTCTTTCATTCTTTCCCTTCGTGCTAATTTGTGAAATTCGTGTCTATTTTTTCTTTGTTGTTTTTTTGCGCTTTACCGCGGCCGGTTTCTTTTTCGGTACCATCTTAACAAACCCCGCGCACGTATGCCCGGGCGCCATGATCAGATTTTTAAGATTACATACATTCAACCCCTCGACATGATTAAGACAATCAGTATTCAGACAGCACAACTTCACTGTAGGATCCACTTCACACAAAATTTTTACTGTATCCTCGCTCATAGCGGCGTAATCCCCTGTATTGGTATCCCGCCGCCTCCAAGCTGGTCTATCCTTGCTTCAAGCTGGTCCTGCCTGCTATACAAGGTCTGCAAAAGAGCATTAGTCTTCGCCCTGCTCCCGATGCTATAAGATTGCGCATTCTCCGCCTTGGCGATCGCTGCTTTTACATTAGTCAACTGCGTATTATATTCCGCTACTGTCGATGCCATTTAAACCCTCCATTTCTCAAATTGCCGCCCAGATTCCCTATCGTGGTGGTCGGTTCTGGGTCGGACTTCAGAGGTCAATCCCCGCCCGATCAAAGGAACTGTACCAGATCAGCTCTCCCTGTCTATCACTGCTTTCGCAGTCTGGTAGCGATTTTATATATTCTTACATTTTTTCTTTGCGTTCTCTCACGTCCTCGGCGCATTCAAGTCCGGGGAGAATCTTCTTCATCAATCCGCACCCCCTTATTTATCACCCCGTACTTAGTCTCCTCCTGCCCTGCAGGTGCGTTTATCTGCGCTGAAAGGATTTCCAGCATCTCCATCACGCTGTTATTCGGGTATGTAAGAAACCTCAAGATATTCAGCGCCGCGATCGCATATACAAAAGTGTCCCACGGCTCATTTCTTGCCTTATTCGGATTCCGCCAGACGTTCATGTATTTGCGCAGTTTTGGATTCCACTCCTTCTTCTTCTTTTCCACTGTGAGCTGCTGAAAATACGTCTCTGGCAGCGAAAGCGGGAAGTGCACGTATCCGGGGCCGGGCTTTGCAACCCTGAGAAATGAATCGATCCTGTCCTTCGCCGTATCGGTGCCGATAGAGAAAAGCATTATCCCCTTGTTTTTCGACGGGGCGCTCACAATCGGTTGGTGGTACAGACTGGAACCCTTGATGCCGAATACATAACGCTCTCCGGGAACGTATCGCGTCCGGACAAACTCGCAGACCTCATCCGGCAGATAACCCGTATCGATCGCCGTGCCGAGGATCCTCATCTTGCCGCGGGGATGGTTGTACGTCTTTAAAAGGAATTCGTCGAGGTGTGCCCATATCACAGGGTCTGTCAATTTGCCGTAAATATACTTATACTCCAACACCCATATCTGATAATTAAGGCCGATGCCAATCGTCTTGGCCTCGATCCTATCACCCTGCACGTCGACACCGCATAAAATGAGCACGATCTTATCGTTAATCTCGTCCCCTGATTGCGCCATATAATCCTCGCGCCTGTTATATAATACCTCCCAGCTTGCAGACTCCCCAACCGGTTCGTCCCACGGACATGCAAGGACATTGTTCGTCCACTTCTCCTGCAATTCCAGATACATCGGGTTTTTCTCGTTCTTGAGTTTGGTGAATTCGAGGAACTTTTCTACAGCGCTCACCCAGGACGCCTCTCCCAGTGTGCTGTAGAATTGCGCCAGATGAAATCCGGGATACTGCCCGTTCTCCTGATTATGAGGGCGCCACTCCGCACGGGAATCCATGTCGGTCTTCATCTTGTATTCGGAAACATGGTCTCCGCATCCTATACACGCATAAGTCACTTCTGATGCCAGCTTATAATGATCGTCACGGTCGAACTTGATATTTTTCCAGATCAATACCTGATAGGTCCCGCATTCCGGACAGGCGATGTAATAGTATCTCTGGTCGCTATTCATGAATTGAACGTGTATTATGGAGGTTAATTTCTTCTTTGGCGTGGATACAATGTAGAATTTATTGTACGGCTTGTAAGTTTCCATCCTTTCTTCGGCCAAGGGAACCACCCAAGGCTCCTGCTGGTCCACTTCATCAATCGTAACCTTCTTTAGCGGACGCGAAATCAAGCTTATCTCCGAGGCCCCCGTCACGACAAACAAAATGCCGTTGTCAAATTCCTTCCGCCCGATAGTGTTGCTCGAATCACGGCTCTTCTCAAAGGGGACCTTATCCCTGACACAAGGCGTGTTGGTAATCATGGATTTGAGTCTTTGTACCGAAAAATCTGCGAATAAGGTTCCATTGGGAAGTACGTTCATCATTGCGCACGGATCCTGATCAATGGTATAACCGTCTAAATTCACGACCACTTCCGTGCCTCCCAGTTGCGTCCCCTTCTCAAGTACCACCTTCTGACACGGGTGCGATGGAGACAAGCATTGCATTATCTCCCTGAAATAAGGCGTTTTAGCGGTTTTCCACCTGCCGTCCAGGGCGGATTCCTTTGATGATAAAATACGATTCTCATCCGCCCAGGCATCTATCGTGAGCTCTGGAGGAAACTTAAAATTCCTCAGGAAAAGCTCATCAACAAACTCCTCTTCAACTGATTTTATTGGTGTTTTCAGATTAACCATAATTTTTATTTTTCACCGCAAAGGCGCAAAGATCGCAAAGTTTTTAATCTTTTAAGATTAGCCCATCCAGTGTTCTTTGTGTTTCGGAAAACACTCAGGACAGCATTTTTTTGTTTGTGCTTTAATAACTACTGTACAAAACGGCAACTGCCTATCATGCTGTTCAAAGTTAAATTCGCTGCCACAGTCAAAACAATGATCTTTTGTCCTTTTTTCGACCATTCTCACCGCGCAAGCAAGAGCCTCATGTAGTCCCTTTTGTGGAGGGGTTTCTACAATCTCTCCTTCACATAAAAAAGTAACAGACCACTTAAGTTCTCCTATATTTCCTTCGTTATCCACCTCTTTACTATTCCATAAACCTCTAAACTTGTCCCCTATTGTAAATATAGCTTCTCCAATTTCTTCGTCACAATCTGGGAATTTCTGTTTCATTTAATATTTCCTTTGCGCTCTTGGCGGCTTTGCGTGATTATTAACTTTTTTTGTCTGCGTCTATCTGCGAAATCTGCGGACCGAACTCCTCCACGGCTTCTTTTATTTCGTTATGAATCATCTCTTCGCATTTGATCCTGTCGCTCTCCTTCGCTACCGCGGGGCTTATTCTTTTAGAGATTTTCTGCAGGCGTCGGACAACTGCCGTGATCTTGCCGGAAAAAGCATTGGCAGCCTTTTTCTTGTTTATATACTCCCCTGATTTCTTCTTAAGATCCAGCTCCAGTAGCTGTCTTTGCGCCTTTTCCTTCTTGGCCTTTTCATTATGATACAACAAACCGTTGCCGTTCGGTTTTTCGTTCTCATCGGTCTTCTTAAATGCCGGATTAAGCTTCTCGGCCAGTTCAATATCCGCCGCCTCCGGGTCTATCTTGCCATTAGGCAGGAGAGTGATAACACCATTCTTGACATGCTTGTGTATCGCCTGTCTTGAGATCCCCCTTCTCTGAGCGTATTGAGACTGTGTGATCCCCTCACCCTTCTCATAATCCTCTTCGTTCCGGAGGGTCAATTTATTCTCTTTTTCCATTGTTGCGGTTGTCATGATCTATATCCTCGATAATCTGCGCTTATCATTCCGTTGTCATTCATTACCTCTCTATAAACCTCCATGGCCTCTTTGTTGGCCTGGATCCTGTCACAACCACACCCCGCAGTAGTCCTTGTTTCCCCACAAATATAACAATGGTCATGGGTTAATATTTTGTCGTCTGTGTAACTCTGCTTAGGGAAATTCTGCTCAAAAGCCTTTACTTGTCTATCCACTAACATTTGTATTTTATTCATTTTCTTTTTTAAAATCTGCGTGAATCTGTGTAATCTGTGGTCTATCTTCTCTTCTCAAACTGCCTATTAAACTCTTCGTCAAGTAACGGCTGATACTCCTTGCCTATGGTATCATCGAGCACCCTGCCGGCACGTTGCGAAACATACAGATCTGCGATTTTAGGACCATGCAACACCTTTCTTTTTTGAGACTGATACGTTTTGCCGCTTTTGGTTCTTCTTGCGACCATGCCAAATGATTCATCACTCCGGAAGACAAATTTCTGATTACTCCCTTTGCGCCATGGAGCGATAAATGCACTTCTTAAAACCTTCGGCGCTGTTTTTATCGTCACGGTTACGCCGGTTTCACCCTGAACAGCACCATATTTAAACAGGCCCCTGCCCTCTTTCTTAATAAAGATCGTCGCGGTCCCTCTATTCTTTCTGGCATCAGCCCGCTTGAACGATACCAGGCCGCCGGCAATCTTGATTGACTTCTTTGGGATGTTGTAATTGTCTGTGATAAATTTCCTGACGTTTTTATTGACAATCCTCACAACTTTATTAAGAGTATTGGCAGTCGCCTTTTTCGCAACATTCGGCAGGTCCGCAAACAAGGCGTTGATCTGTTGATCAGTAATTTCAAGTTTTAAAAACTGTGACATAATCTATTTCCTCTTTTGTACGGGCGAATGGCCATTCGCCCCTACGATTAAACGCCGCAAAGATCACCAAGTCATTTTTCAGGTTTTTGGTTAAAACCATTCTTTAATTTTTTCCTTTGTGTCTTCACGGCTGTGTGTCGGTTTCGCCTTGTCACTCTGAGCGGAGACGAAGAGTTCAGGCATAAAAAAAAGGCCGGGTCAATGTCGGGGCGTATTGGTAATCACCCGTACATCAACTCGGCCTTCTCTGAGGCTCTAAAAAACGATAAGGCGCTCTCTGGCGCTCAAACTAAAATCTGTTTTTCTTATTAAGTTCCGATCTTAAATCTCCACCAATCCATAATAAAAAACCGCTGGTAGCCAAACAAGCTCTTCCACATTTTCGCCTCTAAGATATTAAGCCATCTTTTAAAATCGCCGGAATCACTTTCTTCTGTTGTTTTTATCATTTTGCCCTTTGCGCTCTCCCCGGCTTACCCATTTACGGGCGTCCAAAATCCGTCAGGATCAGGTGCCATAACCGGCTCATCATTAACACAAGCCAGTTTATATCTTCGCCTGCCCTGGCTATCGCGTACATCGTCTGACAAATTAACAGATGGGGCTATATTTATATCTCGTTCTGATCTTTTAGCACTGGCCAACTGAAGTGCCTCTTCGGCAATTTCAACAACAATGTCGTCTATTGCCCCTGCTCCATTATTTTTATTTATGGCAGCATTAATAATTTTTTTAGTATATTTCATAGACAAAAGGTTGTTTAACTCAAATCTATCAATTTCCATTATCTTCCTTTAAAACTTATTGTCTTTTCCACATTTCGGGCATCTAATGGTAATATCTTTTTTGCTATTTTTATGACTATCCGCTAACCTTCTACCGCAAAAACCACACTTCAAGATTTCGCCAACCACGTTATTATCAACCTTCTTGTCAACCATAGATAATTATTCCATATATTCTTCTATTTGTCAACTACATTTATTGCTATTTTAAAGGGTTTTTCAGCATGGCAGTAGTGGCTTTCTCTGGTTCTCCTGTTTGATCTTGTCTCTGAGCTCATTATTCATGCTTTCTATTACACTTTCAAGATCAGATACAACCATTTCAGTGACATCCCTTTTCACGATGTAATATTCACCAAAATTTATACTGGATACCGTTATAAATGTTTTGTTTCTCATTTCTATCCTTTCCGGTCTTTGCGGTGAGGCTCCGCATTCGTTTTTATCCTGCTTATGGACCGTATAATAAACGTCCTGGCATCCCAGAATATCGTTGACTCAGAACTGTCATACACCGTTTCATGCCCCTCGGTATGCAACAACTCACACGCTGCCTTCAGCATTTCAATTTTCTCTTTTGTTTTCACAATACAAAACTCCCCTGTGTCTCAGTATTTTTCAGGTACCTGGATATCTGGTCCCGAGAAAGTTCCTTTTTTGTAAGTATTAATTCTTCTGATTCTTTATTGCCTCCCTGTTGGTTGTTTTTCATGCCCTTAACTATTTCATACTTCCAAAGATCTTCAGGATAATTCTTCCGGACGATTGAATGGTTGTAGAACGTACAGATCACCGGCGCCGGCACGGTTATTAAAATATTTGCAAGCTGTTCATGTTGATAGTTGCTGAGATTATGAGAATAATAAGTGGTAAATCCTGGATACGGGGGATCTATAAATAAAACTATATTTTCTTTGTTTCCATATTTCTCTATCAAATCAACAAAATCAAGATTTTCAATAACTGTTTCTTGGAAGAATTTGCCGTATTCACTCAGGGACCGTAGAACATTTTTGTATTTTAGAATCTCCTTGATACTCTTACGATCTGACACGCTAACAACAAATCCCCCCGTCCTGGTCTTTCCACCAAAACAAAATATGTGGCGATAAAATGTCATACGGGCCCTTGTTATGGAGCAGCTAACCTGCTTAAAAGAATGATCACCGTTTTTGTGGATCTGGCGATCGCCCTCGTAAATTTCCCTTGATGGAGGCGTCCATTTCAACTGCTTCAATAATGCCATCCGCTGCTTTTCGTCCGCCATAGTCCGGAACAAATTCACTATATCACCGTTGATATCATTGTAGATACGTTTTTTGAAGCCACTACGTAAAGTAATCGCTGCGGATCCACCGAACACATCGACCAGGCATTTCTTGCCGGTAGCATGAAGCCTTTTGGAGATCTGACCAATAAGATTATTTTTGCCACCGATGTATGGAATAAAATTTTTATTGATTCTTAGATCTCCTTTTTCTTCTGCGCCCTCTGCGTTAAATCCCGGTCCCGTTAACACAAACTCAAAAGTTGACAAAATAAACGCCTGTGCTCAATCCTACGGCCTATTTTTAAAGGGGCTATCCCTGAGCCAAAACTCTATACCTCTACCCGCCCCTACCAGCTTGTCAACCACCGGTGGGGCAATAAACCCTACAACTCCCAACTCCCCGCCGTGCCCGCTCCTAGCCGTCTCGTCAACCGTTTCAAACTCTGCGCAACTAGCG